CCAGGCAACGGTCAAACTCCCGACTCCAAAAAGAAAGGAATGGATAACGTCAACGCGGCCGTCTACAAAGTTTTCCAACCCGTGGCCGGCGGAACGACGCAACAGATTGCCGCGGTCGGCCGGTTAGACGTCTTTAAAATGTGGGAAAAACGCAATTCCGCGTTAGGGGTTGCAGGAAAGACAAAAAAGACCCGATGGAAACAATTTCAAGCCCGTTACTCTGGCGGCCCTTCAATTGAGTTTATCGGCGGGGGCGACATATCCCGCATTAAAGCATTGCACGACGCTAACCGACAGGACGGCGGATTCGGTTCCTTGACGGCCGCCGCCGCCAATTCAAAGTCTCCCAAAGCCTTGGTCGAACGTGACGCCGATCTCAAAGCCTACATCAAAATGAAACAGCGCGACGTAGGCATCCTCAAATCCGCCTATTGGCATGCCGCCCAAAGAATCAAGTCCAACGCAAAGGCTCCGGCATGGGCCAAACATCCCATTGGCGCAGTCAACGCCATCGCCGCCGAAAGCAACGCAGGAAACACGCACCCCGAAATTACCGTTGGCAATTCCAAAGGCCGCAAGGGGACGATGGATTCCCTCATCCGGTCGGCGATTAACTATCGCGCCTTTGCCATGCGATCCAACATGGCCCGCACACTCAATCGAGAGAAAACCTCTCTTTGGATTGCCACCGCTACCGGGCGCACCGCTAATACTAGCCAATACTTCCAACAATAAATCCAATGCCATCCCCTACCCTCTACGGCATCCGCACGATTGCCGAACAATCAGTCCTTGCCTTCTTCACGACTAACGCAGCGCTCTTCCCTGGCGTCCAACTCCATGCCGGCCAGACGGACGAAATCCGTTCCGTCCCTATTATCATTTTACATGCCGAGTCCGCCCAGGCCCACCGCGACTTTGGCGGGAAGCCTTCCGGGAACTTCGAATTGACCTTCAAAATTTACGTCTACTCCTCCGCGGACGATTCCACATTAGCGGAACACCGCGCCCGCGTTGAAAACGCGCAAGGCATCATGCAAGACCTAGACTCCCTCACCGCGGCCTGGACGCAGGGGATTCTTTATTCCGCTTGGATTGTTAGCGACGACGAAGGGGTATCTGACCGACGTTATGGCAATGCCCTAACCTACACGATGGCAACCGTCTATCCCCCGGCTTGACTGCCGCGTTGACCTATATCATGGCGACCTCAAAAACGGGAAAATCCGCCTAACATTTTAAACAACCTACTGACCTAAAAAAATGGCTACCCCCTACACCTACGGCATCGAACACAAATTCGGTCTCTATGACGTTGCCGGATTCGTTACACTTCAGACGGACGACATTAGCAAAAAGAACGCCCTTGACGTTGAAGTCATGGACGAAACGGGCCGCGTTATTACCGACCGTCTTGACGACACCCGCATTGAAACCAGCGTTTCCGGTGTTTTAAAAACTGGCGGGAGTATCCCCACGGTCGGCGCTACGTTCACTTATAATTCCGTTACTTACATTATCAAGGACGTTGGGGACGCTGGAACCAACAACGGTTTCCGCAAAGTAACGCTCAAACTGGTTAAATACCAGGAGATCGCTTAAAGCCCCCTAGGGGCTGCCCACCGTGGCTAACAGGTGGACACAGGCCGCGACGATTCTTCCGCCGACCATCAAGGTTTGCGGAAGACGTCTTTTGCCTTTTTCACTACGTCATAGGGTAGCCCTAGAAGCAATTGATTCGCCGATTTTATCTTTGGATAAAGCCTTCGGAGCGCTCGACGTGATCCGCGCCGTCCGAATACTTGCAAGTCACAATCTGGAGGAAATGCGCGTAGGCAAATTGACCTTGCGCGAGGGGTATCACTTGCAACGCATGCGCTGGAGCAAGCGCCTGTTAAAAATCGAGGCCTACAAACTTATGGTCTATTTCGGAGAACAATCCCTTTGGCCCCGCTTTTGGGAGAAGAATTCCGAAGGCCACGGATCTAACGGCGGCTTCCCTTGGGAATTGGCAGTCGTCGCCGCCCTGGTCCGCAACGGACATTCTACCGAAGAAGCGTGGACAATGCCGGAGTCTGCCGCAATCTGGCTGCACATGGCACACGCTAAAGCCGCCGGCTCGAAAGTGGACATTGTTTCCGAAGACGAATGGTTAGCCATGGAAAAGCACAAACTTGAAATGGCGTCCAAGAGCGCCGCCTAATTTATGTCCGACGACGTCAAAGTAAAATTCTCCGGCGACTTTTCCGACATCCCCAAAGGGGCCGGCGCCGCGGCTAAATCAGCCGGGACCGCTATGTCTGGTTATTTTAGCGAAATGGGGTCCACCATTATGTCTTCCGTTGGGGGTGTATTTGCGGCCACAGCCGTGGTCTCAAAAATCATGGAGAAATTCCAAGAGGCCGGCGCATATTTTAAAGAATTAATCCACGCGATGCACGCCACGGGTGCTTCGGCCGTTGAACTTCAAAAAATAGGCTCCATGGGCAAGGTGCTTGGAATTGGCTTTGAGACAATTGGGAAGTCTTTGGGTTTGTTTTCTAAATACATGGGTAACGCATCAAAAGACGCTGCCGGCCATGGCAAGGTTTTACGCGAACTTGGATTTGGGACTGATCGCATTACGGCCGGAAACATTACCGCCACGGAAGTGCTTGAAGCCCTGGCGCAACAACTTGAAGAAACTGGCAACGCTTACCTTGTGGCCGCCAATGCCACCGCCATTTTCGGACGTGCTGGACGGGAATTGATGCCCATCATCCGCCTTGGAAAACAAGAAATTAAAGACCAAACGGAAGCGACTAAAACTTTTAGCGAATCAGAAATTCAGGGCATCGACGCAAGCGAAAGACAATGGGCTAAATTCTTCAAAACTGTTGGGTCCGGGTTTAAAAAATATTATGCCTATGTCATCCACGACCAAGGCTATGGCTCGGCGGAAGAAGCATCAAACGAGGCTTTAGAAAAAGGAAGGAAACTTGAGCAAGCCGCTGGTTTTGAACCAGACGATAAACGCATTAGACAAAGCAAGGAATACCGGGAAGACCTTGTGAAACGGCTTAAAGCCAAAGGCCTCGGCTATGAATGGATGAAGGAACACATGAAAGAGTCGCCTACTCGCGAAGACCAGTTGCAAGCCCCGACTGGCTTCGAAAACACTTTGAAACGCATGGAAGAGGAGGACAAAAAGAAGAAAGCCGCCAACGCTGGTTTGGACGCCACGATTGGATCCGTCATGTCCGCGTCCACGCTTCAACAGATTGGCGGGGGCGACATCGCTTCCGTCATGTCTGGCACTTATCAAGACAGCATGCTTGACGCTACCCAAAAGACAGCGGAATCCGTCACCCAAATTAAAGACGCGGTTGTGAATAATGGCACCCCGTTTAATAAACTGACGCCGGCTAATAAATAACTTTATGCCAACCCCATCCCCAACCCGCGTTGACTACGGGAATTCACTCGACTCACCGGGCAAAAGACAACCAAACGGGCAAGTCCATATTGACGCTTTCGGACTGGCTCAAGCCCAGTTGACCTTTGCGCTCGATTCATCGGCCTCGTCCGTTGAGAACGCCATAGATACGGTTTCAATGGGTATCAATTACCCGGAGGACATTGGGTTCCCGATGAAGTCTTACAAATACGCAATTGCTTATTCGAAAGGTGGCATTGCGATGTTGACCATAGATTACATGGGAGTCGCCCGCGGCGCTGGATATACCGATGCCCAGGTGAACGGCGTTGCCAATACCACAAGCCAGCCCATCGAGACACACCCCAACTTTAAGATCCACGACGGGCGGTTTGTGGTCGGCCCCCTTGCGGGCTATCCTGGCAACAACGGCGCCAACTTAACGGCCACCAATAACCCAATTTTCATTAAGATGTCTACCGACAACGGGGACGGAACGGCTCAAGAAACTTGGAAATTTAACGGATTTGGGTTTACGCCGACCGGAGCCGTCACCGCCAAATCTGGAGTCCGTCAATTTCTACGTCCGCAAGGCAACATCCGCGGGACAATGTTCTTCAATAATAACAACGCATCCAAAGCCATGACCATTTTCAATAACATTGGAAACATCGTTATGGCTGGCGACACAAGCAAACTTGTTCCTCCTTTCACTTATTCAAGTTTCTCGTCGGCCCAGGCTTTGCTAATCACTTCGGCGCAACTTGAAGTAATCGGGACGCCCGACAACCCTGCCGGCACAAAGATGGTCTATGACGTTTTGGTCTCCGGCGACGATGGCTGGGACTTGGACATCTACCAAACCGCCGACGCAATTTTCTAAAATGGACGACATTGGCTTTCGCGGCGCTGGATCACGGTTCAATTCACGTTTTACCGACGATGACAGCGGAGGCCTTTCAAAACAATTAAACGACCTAGCACAAGGCGTTCAGGCGGGCTTGCCTATGCCCTACATCGGGGAAGGACAGATTGTGTCTTATGTCCCTGGCGGCGCCCAGATTCATCAAACGGACGACAATTTTAGCAGGGGCGACGGAGGCTATTTAAACCAATTTCATTGTGCCGTTTCTAAATCCGACACCTCCTGGCGTTTAAAAATTGTAAGCGGGACTTTAATATTTGGGAACGAACATCAGTCCGACCAAGAAGCGATGACGGTAGTCGCACCGGGAAGCCCGTTAAACATCGTCACCGGAACAAAAGCCGATTCCTTGTGGATGAATAGTGACGGTTACGTCGAATTGCCATTGGCTGCCGACTGCGGAGTCTATTTGCTCCAGGTTCAAAGCAACGATCGAAAGAAGTTTATTAATTACGTTTACGCATGCAAAGATGCGGACTTTGAGTTTCCTTCAACGGGCAGGGTCGTCTATGGAACCGACATCCCTCCAGGCCTTGATCTGCCTTCCACGGATTGGACTCTGCAAGTTATCCAGATTTCAAAAATCACCTATGACATGGAGAAGGAGAGTTATTCTGTCGACCAACAGGTAATTGGGACGCAGACCATCCCGGCCATCGTCAAGCCGTTCCCGTTCCAAGTGGACGTGATTAATGTTGAGGCCGATGTGGAGGCCGCCCCCGTTTGGACCCTCCGCGTTGCCAAGGGCGTTGCGATCTCCGAGCCAGACCCTTGGGGCGATAGTTGCATAAATGTCGAATGGGTCGACGTGATTGACCCCGGTTGCAACCCATACACGGGCGACTACGCCGACTCGCTTTGGACTGACAACGCTGGCGGCATTGAGGATTTAAACAATGCGGTCGACTACGATGTTTACCTGTTCCGCGTCATCGAAACGGTGGATGGGGTCAAAGAGCATAACTATAAACTATGGGTCGGCGAAAGCACCGATTATGACGACACGCTTTGCCCA